TCCTGGGGGCAGCGTGGTTAATTTTCCGCGACTGATTCGCATACTCGCGCTGCTGTTCGCGCCTTCCGTGGCGTTCGGCATTGCTTGCCCGGTCGATCAAGTTCGCGATCAGTACGCCGTTGCGGCAGGCTGGCCGACGACGCAAAGCCCGCCGGATGATACGTGGTTACAGCGCAAAATCGGCGCGTCTGGTTTGCAGTGGTGCGGCAAGGTCGTCAACGCGTCGATCTATGGATCATTGGGCGGCGTGTGGCAAGAAGGCACTCCGGTGAGCTTCGGCACGGGCGTGACCAATATGCATGCGTTGAATAATGCCGAAGTCGTCTGGTCCGGTGAGACTCGCACGTTTGAAACTGCGTGCTGGACGAGCGGCTACACTCGCTATGTCGTGATCTACAAGCATCAAGTCGGCGGCACGATTGGCTACACGGGAACCTATCTCGAGAACGGTGCCTGGACCGCGACCGCTTGCACGCCACCAGCGCCGCCGCCGCCGGCCTGCGGCTCGCCTGGGCATGGTTACTCGCGCAATATTCGCGCCGCTAACGTCGCCGCTGCCACTGCAGCAATTGGCACTTGCTACGATAACTGCAAAGTCGTTAGTGCAAAGCCGACTGGCCCTGGCATGGATAAAGATGGCGCGGGGACGTTCAATTTCCTGTTCTTCATTCAAACGGGTGACGGCGCGTGTACGGGTGGCGGTGGTGGTACTGCTCCACCGACGACGCCAGCACCAGAGCCAGCCGGTGAAGTCTGCGTGACGTCTGCCGCTGGCGTTCAGTATTGCCAGGGGCCATATGGCGAAAATTGCGGGTACGTGAACGGGAAATATACGTGCATTGGCAAAACCGATCCGGACGAATGCTACGTTCACTCGGACGGCGGCAGGGTTTGCGGTACGTCTGCGCCCGTCCCGCCAGTACCGGACAGCGGCACGGCAGGCGTCCGTGCGACGCCTACGGATACGATATCGAACCATTCCGGTACGACGGCCGGGAACACGTATAACTACTATAATTCGACCGTCGTTGCGGGATCGTCGCGCGATCCTGGGACGTCGGGCGCAAATCCAAACCGGCCGAATTCGACGGACCCTGCGACCGGATCCGGCGGAACTGGCGACAGTCCAGAGCCGCCGACTGGCACGGCATCGGGTGGCGAGACTTGCGCGGCTCCACCGACTTGCGATCATGATGACCCGGTGCAATGCGCTCAGTTGATGCAGATTTGGCGCTCGCGCTGCATTGATGTTGTCGAAGCGGATGTGCTGTCGGCCATTGGTGCAACGCCAGGGGAAATAGCCGGGGATCTCTCGGACGGGATCGCGCCTATAGATATCGGCACTTGGTCTGCGAATGGGCAAATGATTGGCTCCACGTGTCCCGCTCCGGTGTCGATCACGGTCATGGGTCGGTCGATGAGTCTGGACATTTGGCAGCGTGGTTGTGATATGGCGATCTTGTTCGCGCCGTTCGTGCTGGCAATGGGCTACTTTGCCGGTGGCATGTTGTTAATGAGGGGTGGTATCTAATGCCGTTACCGATCGCGCTTGGTGGCGCAGCCATTGCCGGGATCGCGATTGTCCCGCTCGTTGTTCGCGCATTGCTCGGCATTGGGTTTGCCGTGGTCACGTATACGGGGATTCAATTGCTCTGGACGCAAGTGCAAGCGGATATTTGGTCGAACCTGGGCAGCGTGTCCGCGAACATTTCTACGATTCTGGTCATGGCTCGCGTGGACGACGCTATAGCGGTCGTGTTGTCCGCCGGGACGTCTAAGCTCGTTCTTAAGGGGTTGAACGCAGCCGGGGCTTTCACGCGCGTCCGGTGGCGTTTTAATGACTGATGCTAAATCTAATTACAGGACAGCCGGGTAATGGCAAGACACTATTCACCCTGGGCCTGGTTGAGAAACTACGTCTTGATCCTGCGAGCGTGGCAATCAACCGCGAGGTTTATCAGGCAGGCATTCCGGAGCTAAAGCTTCCGTGGAAAACCCTGGACGATCCTACCAAATGGCATGAGTTGCCGAATGGGTCGATTGTCGTCATAGATGAGTGCCAGCGCGTATTTCCGCCGCGCAAGCAAGGCGCTGCAGTCCCGCAGCACGTTTCCGAATTTGAGACGCATCGCCATCGGGGCTTTGACGTTTTCCTGATAACGCAACATCCGCAATTGCTCGACATTGCGGTGCGAAAGCTCACGGGTCGCCATTATCATTTGCGCCGCACGTTCGGCCAGGAAACCGCGACGCTGTTGCAGTGGGAGGAATGCACGGACCCGAACGACCGGGGGGCGCGTGCGAAAGCGTTGACGTCGCGCTTTTCGTTCCCTAAGGAAAGATACGAGCTTTACAAATCGGCGGACGTTCACACGGTTAAGAAACAATTGCCCTGGAAGCCGATAGCGGTGCTCGCGGGTTCGTTGCTCGCAATCATTGGCCTGGGCTATTACTCCGCTACGCGGCTGTCCGATATCGGGGAATCTGAGACTGTGACGGCGACCGCAAGCAATGATGCGCTGCGAGCCGGTGGCAGATCAGACGGGGTGATGTATGAGGCATCGACGGTGCCGCGCATCCCGCATTGGTCCTGGTCCGCGCCGTTCTACGATAAGGTCGCGGAAATCGCCACGATTCCGAAAGTGCATGGCTGCATGCAAATGCTGGTTGGCAACAATCAGATTTGCAAATGCTCAAACGGCCAGGGCGACGCCAACGTAGACGCGAAAACTTGCCGCGATTTTATGGCTGGCAAGGTGTTCGATCCGACGCGGCCGGTGCCGGATATCAAGGCTGAAAACATCAAGTATTTGGAGCGACGCGATAGCGTCGCGGGGGGCGGCTCCCAGGTAGGGGAGCCGCCCCGGTCGGAGGCTACAGAATAGGTCGCATCCGGCCGTCGAGCTGCGTCATCAAGCCGAGGATGCGATTGGCTCGCTTCCGATAATGTTCCTGGGTATCAGGGTTCGCGAATCGCAAAAGATGCAAGCAAGCTTGCAATTCCTGCCGCAGACCATCGTGGATGATTTCACGGTCGTCTGCGTCGATCCGCTTGGAATCCAATCGCGTAATCATGCTGCGCTCTCCATGTTGCTACGATGAAAAAAAAGCCGCCGTCACTACCCCGTAGACCGCAACCGGCCAGGGTAGCGGCGACGGTACTTAACCCGCCGTCCGATTTCCGTGACAGGGTTTGTAGCTGGCACGGAAATCGGCTAGCCGCCAGTCTCGAGCGTGGCTATGCGACAGCGCAAAACAGAGGCGGGTCAGGATTTTCCGGAGGCTAGGGTGCGACGCGGGAAGGGCACGTTGTTGGAGTTGCAATTCTGGTTTTCTTCGTCTAGATTCCAGCGCATGGCCGCCAACCTAAAAGAAAACCCGCTCCAAGCTCTCGCAGACACGTTACAGCAAGAGTGGTTCGTTTCAGGCCAGCGCGGCGGCCACTTCCTTAGCGCAGTGGAAACGGGCTTAGAATCGGCCCTAGACGTAGCCAAAGAGCTAGCGCGTCGTGGGTATCGTGTCCGCGTTCATACCGTCGATCCGGATGACCCGGATTGCCTCGCCTTCGAAGTCTGGTCGGATCGTCTGTGAGTACCGCTGTCGCAGTTCCGGGACCGGGAAGCGGCCGCGCAGCGGCCGCCCCGGTCCCTGGGCTTGTCGTAAGGGAAACAAGTGACAAAACCGCATCCTGCCTTTCGCGCACGCGCACCAATCACGTCCTCAAGCGCGATGTATACCGCGAGCTTGACCTCAAGCGTCGTTTGCGCAAACTGCGGCGCGTTGTTGTGGCTTCGGCTGATGCTTGCCGTGACTCGGCAGAACGGACAGGCCATCGGCCATCTGCTGTCATGGTCACGGCGACCTACAGACCGGATGCTGTATGGTCGCCGCGGCACGTGTCAGAGTTCACCAAGCGATATCGCCACTGGTGTAACAGTGTCGGCATTGCTTGCCGCTATCAGTGGGTGCTGGAGCTTACCCGGCGAGGGGTGCCTCACTATCACTTGTTGCTCTGGATTCCGCATCATCTCCGAATCCCGAAACCCGATCAGGTTGGATGGTGGCCTCATGGCAGCACTCGGGTTGAACGGGCACGCAGAGCGGTGGGGTACTTGGTCAAATACACAACGAAAGGGGGGTTGGTGGATGAAGATCAAGTGCCGAAGGGAGCCAGACTTTACGGCTGCGGCAATGCAATAGATGAGCGGCACGCCGTCAGGCGTGCCCGGTTGCCCGTCTGGTTGGACAAGGTTTCTAACCCTGCAGGGGTGCCTAAGCGCATCCCGCGTCATGGTTGGGTCTGCGATGTAGACGGGACTGTTTTTCGGAGTCCGTTTGAGTTCCACGTAACCAGGGACACGGACGGCGTTTGGTGTGTTGTTTTCATCAATAGGGGTAGTCATGAAAGTTGAAATTAAGTCCACGGTCACGCAAGAGAAAAGCGGCACCAGTGCGAAGGGTCGCGCCTATCGCATTTCCGAACAGGAAGCGTGGGTCACGCTGGACGGCGAATACAGGCGGCTCCGGATCGGGTTGGAGGATGGTGCGCAGCCTTATCCGGTGGGCGCGTACACGCTCGCAGAATCATCGTTTCGCATCGACCAGTACGGCGGCCTAGAAATCGGCCGCGTGCGTTTGGTCGCGGCGAAGTAGTCCCCTCGGTTCCCGCCGGGGTCGGCAGTCGGGTTAGTCGCCGCAGATCTGTGCGGACCCTGGCGGGGATCGTTTTAGAGGTGCAGCATGGCCGTATACGAATTGTCCTGTGAAGCTGCGACGAGTGCGCCTGTCAATACGGGCGCAGTCGTCGATGACTGCACGGCGGCAGGGGGTTCCGTGCTGTGGGTCGAGCCAGGGTCAGTATTGCCCGATCTGACTTTGGCCGAGGGTGGCGCGTTGGCTACGGCGTTCCTGGCGCTGTGGGCAGTTGCGTTTGCGTTTCGGGCTTTGTCTCGGCAAATTCGTGAGGATTGAAAATGCGTAAGTCTCTCGTTGGCGCTTCGGCGCTTCTGCTCCCGGTGCTGTCCCAGGCTGCTGCGGTGGATGTGGCCGCAGTGGTCACGGATATCGGCGCCCAGGCGGCTCCGGTTGCGTCGATTGGCGCTGCCGTGCTGCTGCTGCTCGTCGCCATCAAGGCGTTCAAGTGGGTCCGTCGCGCGATGTGATCGCGCTTGCAGGGGCGGTGCCCGTGGCCGCCCTTGCATCTCGTCCGGGGGTTTCTATGGAAGGCTGGCTTTTGCTGTTGGGCATCCTGGGGGCAGCGTGGTTAATTTTCCGCGACTGATTCGCATACTCGCGCTGCTGTTCGCGCCTTCCGTGGCGTTCGGCATTGCTTGCCCGGTCGATCAAGTTCGCGATCAGTACGCCGTT